ATCATTGACGACATCGGAGACATCATCGTAGTGCTATGCAACTTGGCACATCGAAACAACCTATCACTCCATGACTGTATGGCTCATGCTTATGAAGATATACGACACCGCAAAGGCAAGATGGTTGATGGGTTGTTTGTTAAAGAGCGGGTTGATGAGAGCGCTGCCGCTTGACAACAGTAGTTATAGTAATGGGATTGTTGTTGTGTAGCGCCTCCTCTGAACTCATGGTAATATGCACAGCAGCATCCTTTATTTTAGAACTTAACAAAGATTATTAAATAAAGCTTCACATCTAATACAACTTGTGGTATAATGCCACCTCACTTTTACACCAACGACAGGAAAGATAATATGGCTATTGTAACAGGAACAGCATACTGGGCAAGCGTAACAACTCCGAACACCACTTACGAACCAGTGTACACAGTAAACTTAGTAGTCGATGAAGAGACTGCACAAACCTTCAGGTCACAAGGTCACACAGTTAAAGACATGGACGAAGGCCCAGCTCTCATCATCAAACGTAAAGTCAATGGCCCTAACGGTATGATTCGTCAGCCGCCTAAGCTTGTAGACTCTACTAAGAATCCAATTGATGAGCGTATCGGTAACGGCTCAGCAGTTAAGATTCAATATAAGGAATGGGAATCTGTATGGAAGGGCAAGACCTTTAAGGGTTTAGACTTCCAAGCAATGCAGGTATTAGACTTAGTGTCTGTCGGCTCAGTCGATGGCGGTGAGTTCGATGTAGAAGATGAGATGGAGGGAACAATCTAATGATGACATATAAAATGGGTGATGTATCTTACGACATCAGCAAGCTGGATGATGAGGGGCAGAGTTACTTTGCCCTGCTGCGGTCAGCGATGGTTAAGATTAACAACACCAACGATGAGATTCAAGTGCTTCAAGCTGGAGCAAATTACATTAAGAACCTACTAGAAGATAGACTTACGGATGAAGCTATCACTGAAGAAGACGATGACATGGAAGTTCAAGTAGCAGCCTAACCTTGAGGTAACGCAATGCCGTTTGTTAAATTCCATCTCCCATGTGATTCATGTGGAGGCAGCGACCCAGTCAGTCAGAACGATGACGGGTCAGCTTACTGCTTTAGCTGCAACAAGTATTTTAAAAACTATGGCACAACGGAAGTGCAAACCCCTAAGCAAGATACCGTAACGGACTTCACAGCGTATCAAGGAGCCGGTAGTGGCTCTAGTTTTAATGCCCTAACTGACCGACAGATTAGTATCGAGACAGCCAAAAAGTATGGCGTTAAGTCTACTACTCTCAACGGTCAGGTTACCAGCCACCACTACCCCTACTTCCACAAGGGCGAGGAAGTAGCAACGAAAGTTAGAAAGCTCAACAAGCAGTTTGCTTGGAAGGGTGATTCTAAAGAAACAGGGTTGTTCGGAGAGCAGCTCTTTAAATCAGGCGGTAAGTTTATTACAATCGTAGAGGGAGAGTGTGACGCTATGGCGGCATACGAACTACTCGGAAGTAAGTGGCCTGTTGTAAGTATAAAGTCTGGAGCACAAGGAGGTGCTCGTGATGTTAAGAATAGCCTAGAGTTTCTTGAATCATTCGAGACTGTAGTCATCTGTTTCGATAGCGATGCAGTGGGCAAGGACGGAGCTAAAGCAATTGCTAAGCTCCTCACCCCCAACAAAGCTAAGCTGATGACACTGCCCGAGGGATTCAAAGACCCTAACGATATGCTCAAAGAGCGCAAGCATTCCTCCTTTGTTAATTGTTTCTGGGATGCTAAGGTCTACACCCCTTCAGGGATTATGAACTTGTCTACCCAGCTAGACGAATACAAGCGGTTACGTTCAGAGAAGCTGCCATCCATTCCATACCCTTGGGCTGGGCTTAACGGTAAGCTGGAAGGTATGAGGGCTGGCGAGTTGATTACTCTTACTGGTGGCACTGGACTAGGTAAGTCTTCTGTAACTAGAGAGCTTTCTCACTGGCTCATCAACAACACCAAAGATAACGTAGGCATCGTGGCTCTTGAAGAGAACTGGATGCGAACTGCTGAAGGTATCATGGCTGTTGAAGCTAACTCTAAGCTGCACCTAGACAGTGTTAAGAATCAGATAGGTGACGAGAAGCTCGAACAGTATTACCGCAAGGTCTTCATGGGAGAGAACGAGGGTCGGGTTTGGATTCATGCTCACCTTGGTGTCAACAACCTAGAAGACATCTTCAGCAAGCTGCGCTACTTGATTGTAGGTTTAGATTGTAAGTGGGTTGTAGTTGACCACCTTCACATGCTAGTTCTTCAAGCCTTGGAAGGCGATGAGCGCAAAGCTATTGATGGTATCATGCATCGACTCCGCTCTCTTGTAGAAGAGACAGGTGCTGGCTTGATACTTGTGTCTCACCTCCGTAGGGTAGAAGGTAACAAGGGGCATGAGAACGGTATCGAAACCGGACTCTCACACCTTAGAGGTTCACAATCTATTGCTCAGCTAAGCGATTGTGTTATAGGATTAGAGCGCAACCAACAATCAGATGACGAGGTAGAGGCTTCGACCACTAAGGTCAGGGTACTGAAGTCAAGATACACTGGTGATGTTGGACTGGCTTGTAGCCTACACTACGACTCAGTAACAGGCAGACTTAAAGAAGTAGATGACGGTGATAACTATGATGCCTTTGACGGAGATGAGCTATGAGTAACTTAGTATTTGATATAGAAGCAGACGGCCTTGACCCCACTAAGATACACTGTATTGTTGCTCAGGATGTAGACACATTGGATGTGTTTACGTTTGACAACACTCAGCTCGAAGAGGGTTACGGATTACTTAGAGCAGCTAAGAAACTAATCGGTCACAACATAATTGGCTATGACCTACCAGCCATTAAAAAGATTGCAGGTATCGACCTCAGTGACAAACAGATTGTAGATACCTTGGTACTATCCCGTCTCTTCAAGCCACCTAGAGAAGGCGGTCACGGCTTAGAGTCTTGGGGTTACCGCTTAAAGTTTGCTAAGGGTGACTTCGGTGAGCAAGACGATGCATGGGATTACTACCGACCAGAGATGCTCAAGTATTGCCAGCGTGATGTAGAGTTAAACACAAAGGTATATCAGCAGCTTCGAGTAGAGAGCAGGGGCTACACCCCACAAGCAGTTAAGCTAGAGCATGACGTTGCTTGGATTATAGATAAGCAGCGAGACAACGGCTTCAAGTTAGATGTAAAGAAAGCTATGCTGATGGTTGCAATGTTCCAAGAGAAGCTAGATGCTACAGAATCTGAGGTACATGAGACTGTCAAGCCCAAGGTTGAGACACAGATACTCAAGCCTCAGTACACTAAGACTGGTGCGATAGCTAAGACAGCTAAAGACCAACACGACAAAGGTGTCAGGCTTACAGACGAAGAGTGGACAGCGATGCTCAACACTGACAAGCCGGTAACCCGTAAGACATATACTGAGTTCAACTTAGGTTCTCGTAAACAGATTGGTGATGTGTTGATTGCAGCCGGTTGGGTTCCTAAGAACTTTACACCTACTGGTCAGCCAATCGTTGATGAGGGTACACTAAACAAAGTTAAAGGTATCCCAGAAGCTGCGCTGATTTCTACTTACCTAATGCTTCAGAAGCGTTTAGCTCAGGTAAACAGTTGGCTCAAGACAGTAGAGGATGACGGCAGGGTTCGAGGTTATGTTAATCCTAACGGTGCAGTGACGGGCCGCATGACACATAGTCATCCTAACATGGCACAAATACCTAGCTCCAACTCACCCTACGGTAAAGAGTGTAGAGCTTGCTGGACTGTAGAGACTGGTAACAAACTCGTAGGCATTGATGCTTCAGGCTTAGAGCTTAGAATGCTTGCTCACTATATGAACGATGAGGGATACACAAATGAAATTCTCAACGGAGACATACACACAGCTAACCAAAAACTTGCAGGACTTGAATCAAGAAATCAGGCGAAAACTTTCATCTATGCCCTCCTCTACGGAGCTGGAGATGCAAAGCTTGGGACAGTGGCTGGACAAAGTAAGGCAAGAGGCAGACAAATGCGAAGCCAGTTTCTTGATAGTCTACCATCATTTAAATCTCTTGTCCAACGAGTACAACGAGAAAGTAAAAAGGGATTCCTCAAAGGGTTAGACGGTCGTAAGTTAGCTATACGTTCTGAACATGCTGCACTCAACACACTGTTGCAGAGTGCTGGAGCAATCGTAATGAAGGAGGCGCTGGTTATCCTTGATGATTACTTCAAAGAATCTAAGTTGACTGCTAAGTTTGTAGCCAACGTCCACGATGAATGGCAGATTGAATGTAAAGAATCAGATGCAAAGCAAGTAGGCGAGCTAGGTGTTCAAGCAATTGTGCAAGCTGGTATAAACTTAAAATTAAATTGTCCCCTAGATGGTGACTACAATATCGGAGATGGCTGGCATGAAACCCATTAAAGCAGACAGAAAGAAGTTCGACCTCGACCTACAGTACGGCGAGATACGTGAAGATAAGATTGCAGACATGCTCACCAACAAGAAGATAGAAGTTAAGTCAGAGCGTGGGATGTGGATGAAGACAGGTAACATCGCCATTGAGTATAAGTCCTATGGTAAACCATCGGGTATTGATGCAACAGAATCTGACTATTGGTTTCACAACTTATGTATTGGTGATGAAGAATACTGTACACTTGTATTCAATACAAACACATTAAGAAAGATTGTTAAACGATTAGACAGTTTTAAAACAGTATCAGGTGGTGACAATAGAGCCAGTCAAATGTATCTATTAAACTTACAGAAGCTATTTTCCTCAGATGTAATCAAAGCCTTTAAGGAGTTAGAAGATGAACCAGAAGCCGCTTAATACTTTAGTCCCTGACATCTATGAGTTACTTGAAAAACTTTCAGGTGGTGAGCCTCTTCCAATAACGGAGGAGGCGCTTGACCTTACAATGGTTGCAATGAAAGAAGCTATCCTTAGTTGGGCAACACCACGTAAACGAGACACCAACTTCAACATTAGAATGTCCAACGTAGGTAAGCCATCACGACAGTTGTGGTTTGAGAAGCGTGACCCTAAAGGGCGTGGCAGTGTAGATGGTGCAACACAGATTAAGTTTCTCTATGGTCATGTGTTAGAAGAGATTGTACTCATGCTTGTAAGGATGGCTGGACACAACGTCACCGATGAGCAGAAGCAAGTAACAGTCGAAGGTGTTGTAGGCCACATGGATTGTAAGATTAACGGTCAGGTAGTAGATGTTAAGTCCGCTTCCAAGTTTGCCTTCAACAAGTTTAGGCTAGGCACGTTAGCATCTGACGACCCCTTCGGTTACCTTGGACAGCTTGCTGGTTATGAGAAGGCAGAAGGAACAGACGAGGGTGGTTTCCTTGTTATCAACAAAGAAAGCGGTGAGCTGTGTATGTTTGTTCCAGATGACTTGGACAAGCCCAACATAGAGAATACAATTATTACACTAAAAGACGAATTAGAACTTAACATTCCACCTAAACTGTGTTATAATCCTACCCCTGACGGCAAGAAAGGAAACATGCAATTAGCTAAAGGATGTACGTGGTGTAAGTATAAGCATGAATGCCACAAAGATTCTAATGACGGTAACGGCCTGAGAACTTTTAGATATTCCACAGGCTATAAATACTTAACAGAAGTAGTAGTCGAACCCAAGGTAGATGAGATACTATGAACCGAACAAAGTCTAAGCGTATAAAAAAACATGCAGAAACATTGCAGGTTGAATGGCTTAAAAGCCTCCTTGATACTGAGGAGGCTTCTAAGATTAACAAAGATAACTTCAGGGAAATGCTCCCAGAACAAACCCACATCTGGGCTAGGGGTACAGTCCATACGAGCTTCTATACATTGAAGTGGTTGACCAACAAAATCAAACAGTTGATTAAGATTTTTCCTGACAAGCAGGTTGAGGATGTAAGCTCTCAAGACATTGAATGGAAGATGAGTCAGCGCTAAACGAAGGGAGTCACATGAAGAAAGTACGCAAAGGATATAGGAAGCCGAGGGTGAAGCGCCCCGTTGAGAAGAACTTGATTAAGGGTTACGACTCTAACTGGGAATACGAGCTTCACTCCGGTATCCTAGATGCATGGGAGTTTCACGTTGACAAGGTTGAGTACACAATTAGTCACAAGTACGAGCCAGACTTTGTTAAAGAAATTGAAGGCAAGAAGATACTGCTCGAAGCAAAGGGTCGCTTCTGGGACAGTGCAGAATACTCTAAGTATATCTGGATAGCAAAGGTTCTTCCAGACGATGTTGAGTTAGTGTTTCTGTTTGCCAACCCTAACTCTCCTATGCCAGCCGCCAAGGTACGTAAGGACGGTACGAGGCGTACACATGGAGAGTGGGCATCAGCCAACAACTTTAGATGGTTTAGTGAACAGACCATACCAGACAACTGGATTACCGCAAAGAACAGAGAGGACTTTAAAGATGAGCATTAATAACGCAACCCCGCAAGACTGGGACAGAGTTAGAGAAACAGGGGAGCCTACCTTTGAGGAGTATCAGAAGCGTTTAAACTTTAGCTGGGTACATGATGGCACAAAGCCCACCCCACAGACAGCTTACAAAGAAGACGTAGACCTATTTGGGGACTGCTGGGATGTAAAGAAACTTACAGTGGATGAGCAGATGAAGGTTTATCTTGACGCAGCCGAAGAAGAGCTTGATAAGAGCATGAAGGAAACAGAGTGGTGGAAGCAGCATGTTGCTCGTAAAGAACAAGCAGAGTACGAAGCGCGTTGGGTAGATGAGTCGCTGGAGGAAATAATTGCTAGGCAAGATGAAGAAGACGTAGTAAACAACCCTAACCACTACAACAACGGGTCGATAGAATGTATTGAAGGTATCCAAGCATCTATGTCTGAGGAAGCATTCAACGGCTATCTCAAGGGCAACTGCATGAAATACCTGTGGCGATATGACTACAAAGGTAAGCCAGTAGAAGACCTTCAGAAAGCTCAGTGGTACTTAGCTGAACTGATAAAGGAACTTTTGTTTGAAGATGGGGATTAGGTGATGAGTGAAATATTAAGCAGTCAACTGAAAACACCTGATGGTACAATACTTGAGTCGCTCCACCGTCACGACTATGTGACTCACAAGGATGCCAACGGCAAAGAATATATGCTGGATGGAGGTTGTGCTTATATCAGGCGTTCTATAAACGGCGACGAAGAGCTGATTACTGTGACTACAGATGATTCTCATTCTGTTATCCGAGAAGCGGTGACTTGGGGAACATACGGTAAGAACGGCGATGAGCCTTTCAAGCGAGTCAAGCTTGCTAATATGACTGATGACCACATAGCAGCTTGTATCGAAACTCAAGTGGCAACCATGCTTCCAGCACTGTACGAAGTAATGCAGAATGAGTTGGAATATCGAAATGAGAATTAAAATGTATAAACTGATAGAAGAGATAGTCGGGCAAGGTACAGACGCTGGTTATCTTAGGGCGCACAAGCACACTGATACACCTGATGAAGAGACGATAAAGAACTGCATTGAGCAATACATAATGAATGGCTTTGATGGTTATTTTGAGTTTGACACAGAGGAATAATTCTAGTGGACGATTTTGATAGAAAAGAAGAGCGGCGGGGTAGGTTTGACCGCAAGAAGAACTTTAAGAAAGTGAAGAAGGCTAACAAGGCCACCACTAAACAACAACAGAAAATAAAAAAGGTATTGGTAGATGACTGGAACATTCATGAACATGCTATGGAGCGTTGAGTTCCGCTTCGGTATCGGCCTAGATTTAGAGTCGTGTGATAGCCGCCCAGTTTGGGCTATACGAAACAACGAAATTACCGCAATGGCATTTGATGGGCTGGTACTACTTATCCCGTTCTTTGTTATAACTGCCGGTAGAGTTTGGGAGGAAGTTGAAGATGAAGATGAAGATGCAGTATAAGTTAAAGTTTGTGGCTAAAGCGTTAGGTTATTTTATAATCTCTCCAGTCTATGTACCTGCGGTTATAGTTTATGAGAACAGACAAGAGGTGTACGACTTCTACTCAGATGTATGGAAGATAGTTACACTCACTCACCCGATGTTAAAGGATAAAGATTAATGGAACAGTACCAACAGTTTATACACAAGAGCCGCTACGCACGATGGATGCCAGCAGAAGGCCGTAGAGAGACATGGGCAGAGACAGTACAGCGTTACGTAGACTTCTGGTCTAACCGTGGGCAGATAGACAAGAAGACAGCAGAGAAGCTATACAACTCTATACACGACCTAGAAGTAATGCCATCAATGCGCTGCTTAATGACAGCAGGTGTAGCACTTGACAAGGATAATGTAGCAGGGTTCAACTGTTCTTACCTTGCAATTGATTCACCACGTAGCTTTGATGAGTTGATGTACGTGTTGATGTGCGGTACTGGTGTAGGGTTTAGTGTTGAGCGTAACTTCATCGTTAAGCTTCCTGTAGTTGCTGAGTCATTTCACCCTACCGACACTACCATTGTAGTAGGCGACAGTAAGGTAGGCTGGGCTTCAGCGTTCCGTGAGTTGATTGCTATGCTATACGCTGGT